CGCTTCCGTAATGCTCCACAAAAATGGCAGTTTTGGATTTTGGAGGGTTGATAAATGGTGAAAGGCCGAAAACCGTTATCCTCTGCGGTCAAAGACGCAAGCGGAGCCTTTGCAAAAAACCCGCAGCGCAGAAACCACGAAGAGCCTAAGCCAAAGCTGTCTGACCCAAAGATCCCCGATCACGTCGAAGCCGATCCCGTTGCAAAATCGCGTTGGTATTGGGTATGCGACCAACTTCGAGAAATGAATTTGCTACACGCAACCGACCAGGGCTTGATTGCTGGTTATTGCCTTGACTACTCGATGATGATTTCGCTTTGGGGGCACATAAAAGGCGGGGTTGTTAGCGAGATGAATGAGAAGGGCAACGTATCGACCAAGCCGGAAGCGAATCAGTTTCACAAGTTCGCGGATCGATGCCTAAAGCGTGAGGCTGAACTAGGCTTAACGCCGTCATCGAGGGCACGACTGAGGGCACCGCAGGCTGAGGAGGAGGACGTTTTTGAAGATTGGTTAAAGAGGGCAACGGGTTGATAGCATCGGGGGTTCGACAACGAGTCGAAGATTACTGCGAAGCGGTCGAGAGTGGCGAAATTATCGCTTGCGACCGTGTGAAGGATGCCGTACGTCGTTACCGCCTCGACTTCGAGCATCAAAGCACGCCGGAGTTTCCGTATCACTTCGACGAGCGGCATGCTACGGCCGTGTGCGACTTCTTCCCGCTAGTGCTACGCCACAGCATAGGCGAGTTCGCCGGGCATCCGCTTATCCTCGAAGACTGGCAACTCTTTGGGCTTTGGAACATCTTCGGTTGGAAGCGAAACGACGACAATTCTAGACGCTTTCGCAAAGTGTATTGGTCGATGGCTAGGAAGAATGGCAAGTCCACGATGATAGCCGGTCTGTGTCATTATCTAGCGATGGCAGATATTGACCCTAAGACGCGAAAGCCTGAGGCGGTCGGCCAGATCCTTTTGACCGCAACAAAGAAGGAACAAGCGGACGTTGTGTATAGCGAATGCGAGCGTATGGTGGATCAGTCGCATCCATTGCAGAAATACACGGACATCAAAAACGAAACGATTACCTACAGGCACAACCTATCCTTTATCCGCAAGGTGTCCAGCGAAAAGCCCTTCGACGGATTGAATCCGCATTGCGTTGTGATGGATGAGTTGCACGCATGGGGCGAGTACCATCGAAAATTCTATGACACGATGGTGACGGGCAGCGGTTCACGATCCCAGCCGTTGCACTTGATCATTACAACAGCCGGTGCGGATGATTCGTTACTTTGGCTTGATGAGTACACGTACGCAACGAACGTAGTGAGTGGCATTCACAAAGACGAGTCCCTTTTTGCGTTGATCTATGAACTCGATGAAAAGGACGATCCAGCCGACGAAGCAAACTGGAAAAAAGCGAATCCAAATCTCAATGTTTCGATCAAACTGGACTATCTACGCCAGCGATGGAATGAGGATAAGTCAACAGCGTTGGGTGTCAATCGCTTTACTCGCTATCACGGTAATCGGGTAGTATCTTCAACGGAAAAGGCATTCGATTTAGCGGCGTTTGATCGATGCGTTGGCGTTCATTCGGACTGGCGCGAGGCTGACGGACTTGGGGCGGGTGTTGACTTAGGATCCCGCGACGACCTTGCAGCGTATGCAATTTGCGCTCGCTTCCCAGTTGCAGTCGACGACAAGGGCAAGACGGTCTACCGCTACGAGATTAAGACGCGGGCATTTATTGCGGCTGACTCAAAACGCGATCTATCCGCGATGCCGTTTGCGGAGTTTGTGCACACGGAAGAGCTATACAAGTGCGAGTATCCTATTGAGGATCTGACCGTGTCGCTAATCGAGGAGCTTGAGGCGTACGAGATACAGACCGTAGCGTATGACCCGTACAACGGCCAGCAACTAGGCGAAAAACTGGAGAAGACCGGAGCGGTAGCGGCTCGCATGGCACAGAATCAAGCCAATTTCAACGAGGCGATTCGAGACTTCATTCAGTTGATGCAAGAGGGGCGGCTAGTCTTCTCGGACTCCAAGTTGCTCAGGTGGTGCGCGAACAACGCAATCATCTGCAAAGACCGTCAAGATAGGTGGATGTTTGACAAGAAAAACTCGAAAGACAAGATCGACCCTATCGTCGCGGCGGTTATGGCGTACCGAATCGCAAGTTTGCAAAAAGAGCGGTCTTCTGGTAGTTTGTACGTTACTTAAAGGGAGTATGCCGAATGTCGCTGATGAATGCTTTACTGCAATGGATGGGCCTAAGCGAAGACCAGTTTAGCAACGGTCGGAAGGTCGGCGTACGCGAAGCTCTTGGAGTGCCGCCAGCATGGTACGCACACAACAAGCTGACAGGTGACTTCGGGCGATTGCCTATCGATGTTAAACGTCGAGAGGGTGACGGAGCGGTAAACGATACCGAGCATTCAGGCTACATCCTTTTGAGGGAAGAGCCTAACAAGGTGCAAGCCCCGACGACATTCAAGGAGCAGATGCTGTCGCACGCTCTTATGCGTGGCAACGGGCGAGCGGCGATTATTCGCAAGTCAGGCAGGCCGGTTGAGTTGATACCGATGCTTCCTGAGAATACTTGGACGATCATTCTTGATGGGCGGAAATGGCACGTCACTAAACCCGAAGACCAAACGAAAAAAGACCTCTTCGACGGGTTCGACACTGACAAAAACGGCTACTTAATTTTCCCCGATGCAGACGTCTTGCACTTGCCAGGATTCTCCTACGATGGCGTTGAGGGGATTGGATTGTTGGATATTGCGAACATCACGTTTTCAACTGGTGTTGAGCAAACCAAGTTTACCAATACGCAATTGCGACGCGGCTTTAGGGGCAAGCTCTTCCTCGAAGCACCTGCCGGAGCGTTTCGCAAAGCAGAGGATGCAAAGGAGTTCATCGACGCGTTTAACAAGGTCGAAGCAGGGGCCGAGAACTCAGCGAAAGCAGGCTTGCTACGCGAAGGTGTTAAAGCAAACGCGGTATCGATGAGCAACAACGATGCACAGTTCGCCGAGTTGCAACGCTTTACACGGCAAGATATCGGTATGCTCTTTGGACTCGAAGGTATGCCGGGCGATGGGGAGTCGACTTCTTACAACTCGCTGGAGCAAAAAAACCTTGCGTATATGCAAGCCCTTGACCGTTGGCTGGTGAAGTTCGAGGAACAATGCGATATGAAATTGCGAACTCGCGAAGAAAAGCAGACCGGCGAAGTTTACTTTAAGTTTAACGCGGCGGCGTTGTATCGCACTGACTTGCGAACGACGATGGAATCATTTAGCAAGGCTATCACATCCCGCATAATGAATCCGAACGAATGCCGAGCGAAATTGGACTTGAATCCCTACGTGGGAGGCGATGAATTTATTAACCCTGCCATTTCCGAAGCGACTGGCGAGCAATCGGTCGATGAAGTCGAAGACACGCCAGAAGACGACGCAGAGGACGCGACCGAAGACGCACAAAACGCGATGGCAGTCGAACAGATGTTGCGTGATCTTATCAAGACAGAGAGCAATAACGCGATCAACGCCAGCGGTAAAGCTCAATTCGTAGCCTGGATAGGCAGAAACTATCCAAAATGGCAAGCGAAACTCGCCGACAAGATCGAAGCCATTGGCCTAGACCGCGACTTAGCTAGGATCCATTGCGAGAAATCAACGCTGATTTTGGCTGAATTAGCGGCTAAAAACGGTGGCGAATCGCTTAAAAAAGCGGTCGAAAACGAGGTAAAAACGTGGGAAAACAGGGTTTTTGACCTGAAAAGGGGTGGAAAATGATTGAAATCAAGGCGGAAATCAACGAAATCCTGCTATCCGGCGTTGTTGGGGATGGATGGGACGAAAACCCGATTACACAACGTGGCGTTGTCGATGCGTTACGCTCCTTTGGGTCGAACGCGGTGACCGTTCGCATCAACTCACCAGGCGGGGCAGCGGACGAGGGAATCGGCATCTATAACGCACTGCGAAGCCACAAAGGCGAGGTAACCACGATCAACGATTCGTTGGCGGCATCGGCGGCATCGATCATTTTTCTGGGCGGTGCTAAGCGATTGATGGCGGACGGTTCGCGATTGATGATTCACCGGGCGATGGGGTTTGCGTTCGGCAACCGGGAAGAGTTGGCGAAGGTAATCAACGCTCTTGAGTCGTACGACGCATCGCTAGCGGACATCTATTCGCAATACGCGAAACTATCGAAGAGCGAAATTGAAGCCGCGATGGCGAATGAGTCGTGGTACGAAGTTGAAAAGGCGATTGAACTAGGCTTTGCAACCGGACGCTTGGAGAACGGCAACAAGAAGCGAAAGACTAGCAACGCATTCGACCAAGCCGAGGCCAATTTACTTAAAGCAAAGATGGCTCAGTACGCGGGAGGTTTGAAGTGATATACACGATTGCAAACACGGTAAACATCGGAAAGCCGGTTAAGGCGATTTACGATGCACACGGGCAGCAAATAGAAGGCCCGACGGTAAGATGCGACACTGAGACAGGAGAAGTGGTTCGGCTTTGCGTTGATTCTAATGGTTATGTACTGGACGACAGCGGCAAAGAGATTCTTGAAGAGCGGATGATATTTAAGGGGCCTTTGCGGGTTGAGTTTGCAGAGGCTTGACAACACGTTAACGACTTGCTAGGTTTAATGCGTGGGCCAGAAGTGCCGACACTCTGCAACTAATTAGCGGCAGTGACACACGGGAAATGTTTTAAGTAACACCGTGGCAGTCATGCCGCTATCTTGGTTTATCGACTGCCACACAGCACATGGAGCAGTCGGTATGAAAACCGCGAAACAACTCGGCGAAGAAATCCAAGCCTTGCAAGCCAAAGTCAAGGCGATCCAAGACGTAGCATCGCAAGACAACCGCGATCTACTTGCAGACGAACAAGCAGAGATCGACGCAATCGTCGGCACTGACGGCAAAGCAGGTCAGATCGAGAACCTCAGCAAGGAACGCGAACGAGCGATCCGCATCGAGTCGGCGGTGTCTAATACTGTCCGCCAGGTCAACGAAACCCGAAGCGCTGAAGCATCGGCATTCCGCATACCAGCAACCGCACGGGCAACCGGGAAGCTGAAGGCCTTCAAAGGCCCTGATGCCGAACGCGACGCGTTCAAAGCCGGTCAGTTTTTCAGAGCGTTGAACGGCAACGCTAACGCTCGTCAATGGTGCCGTGATAACGGCGTACTCAATGCGATGGGAGAAAACGACGATCTACGCGGTGGCGTACTTGTCCCGCCTGAGTTTGAAACCTCGGTGATTTCTTTGATGGAAACCTACGGCGTTACTAGTCGCTTTGCCCGTACTTACCCAATGGGTTCGGATACCGTAACGATCCCTCGACGCGTCAGCGGTTTGACCGCCTACGCAGTGGGCGAAGCGGGCGAAATCACTGCTAGCGATCCATCCTTGGGTCAAGTCTCGCTGACCGCCCATAAGTGGGCTACTTTGACCCGCGTATCGAACGAACTCAACGAGGATGCGGTTATTGCCATTGCTGATTACTTGGCGATGGAGATGGCACAGGCCCATGCGTTGAAGTTGGATCAAGCCGCATTTTTGGGTGACGGTTCGACTACCTACGGCGGCATCAACGGACTAGCCAACGTACTCGCAGCGGGTTCGGTTGCAACAGCAGCAGCAGGCCAAAACACAGCGGCAGGGTTGACCATTGCAGTCTTCCAAGAAGCGGTCGGCAAGTTGCCTGAATTTGCCGGAATGAATCCAGTGTGGTTCGTTCACAAGGCGGTTTTCTGGAACGTACTCGCAAGGCTTCAACTTGCAGCCGGCGGAAACAACTATGTCGACCTCGGAAGCGGGCCAGTCTTGCAGTTTATGGGCTACCCAGTTGTGTTTACGCAAGTCATGCCAAGCACGATCAGCGGCGGAACCAAGTTGGCATACATCGGTGACTTGGCGATGGCTTCCACCTTGGGATTGCGACGCGGATTGAGCGTTGTTGCTGATTCTTCGCGTTACATGGAATACGACCAAACCGCTTTCCGTTCGATTACTCGTTGGGACTACAACGTCCACGAAATCGGCGATGCAAGCAACGCAGGGCCAATTGTGCAAGTCAAGGCCGCAGCGTAATTAACTGAACCAACCAAACGAAAGGAATAAACGTTATGAATCCACTACAGCAAGCAAAATACGTCGCAGCGATTAAGCCAGCGGCGATCCTCGATAACACTTCGGCAACGGCTACCGTTGTTGATACAACCGGATACGACTATGCAACAGTCATCGTGCAACTCGGAGCAACCGATATTGCAGTGACCGCGTTGAAGTTGCAAGCATCCTCGACCAGCGGCGGAACTTACGCCGACATCACTGGAGCTACCTTTGACGGTGGCAGCGGAATGGGCGGTGCTACGCTCGCTCTTCCAAGTGCAACCGATGACGGGCAGACTTGCGTCTTCCAAGTCGATATGCGAGGTAAGGAACCGTTTTTGAAACTTGTTGCAACCTTCGGCGATGGAACCAGCGGTGGCTTTATCGCAGCTGTTGCCGTCTTGTCCCGTGGCAAGATTGCCCCGACGACCTCGACGGGCGCGGCCGACGGTGACGTTTGCCGAGTGGTCTAGTCTGATGGACTTGATCCTTAATCAATTTTGGCAAGGGCTACCAGCCGGTTATCGGTTGGTAGCAGTGCCTATCGGACAGGCTGAGTTGATGATTGCTAGAGGGCTTGCAGATGCGGCTAATACCAGAGCTAGTGACAGGGCCGACGACCGAGCCGGTGACACTCAGCGAAGCAAAAAAGCAACTCGAAATAGCAAGTAGCGACACTACGCACGATGTTCATCTATCCGCCTTGATTCAGGCGGCTAGAGAGCAGTGGGAGCATGATACCGATACTGTCACTTGCTACCAAACGCTTCGACTGCGGGTTGGTTCGCTATTCGATGGCTTTACGCTATTGCGATCACCGATCCACTCTATCACATCGATCCAATATTACGACGGCAACAACGCATTGCAGACGCTATCGAGCAGTCTATATCAATTGCACGTCGATCAGTTTCGCCTTGCCTATCAGGTAAGCCTACCAGCGACCGCGTCGCGTTGGGATGCGTGGACGATCCTCTACAAATGCGGATATTCACAAGACGGGCAGAGCGTACCAGAGGCGGCTAAAGCGGCTATCAAGTTGCTGGTGGCGCACTACTTTGAAAATCGGGACATGCTTATGTCCGAAGCATTGCAAACGATGCGGCCGTATGAAATGTTGGTTCGGCGTTACATGCGGAGTAGTTACCCATGAGCGGACGACCTAGAGACTTACGCGTTGGCCGACTTCGGCAGCGATGCACGATCCAGCAAAAAACTGAGACGCAAGATGCATCAGGCCAGCCTATCGTTTCGTGGACAAATTACGTTGTTGGCGAGCCTTGCGAGTATTACCCAACTGGCGGAACTGAATCGATGCGAGGGCGGCAACTCGAAGCAGGTACAAGGGCGGTTTTTCGCGTCAGGTATCGCAGCGGATATAACACGCAAATGCAAGTTGTTTACGACGGCGAACACTACGGCATCACGCATATTAACCCGGTCGATGGCTTGCGAAGGTACATCGACCTCATTTGCTCGGTGGTGATGTAATGGGAAGCAGCATCGAAATCAACATGGACTTAATCAAGGCAATCGGAGCGATCCCGTTAACGCTTCGAAACGGGCCTTTCGGCAGGTGCCTTGGTGAGTTTGCAAAGCCTATCGCAAGGGCAACGGAGCCGCTATCGAGATCATCGAGAGAAAGCGGAAGTCGTAAGCGTTGGAGCAAGAAGTACAAAGACAATCCGGCATTTAGCAACGATTCACGCAAGCACATCGGCCACAAGGTAGGCAAAAGCGGCGTGGTTGTTTATGTGGGTGCCCAGTATCTAAAGGGCAATAAACAGCAGTTTGTTATGCCGTATAAAAAAGGCACTTCGTATACGCGATACCTTTGGGGCAAGCCAGGCCAGCAAGTTTTGAGGACTTCGCGTCGCGGGAATCAATACTATGCAACCGTGGGCACGAAAGCACAAACGGCGAACTACCCAAACAACGAACGCGCACCAGTTCGGGCGTATGACCAAACGAGATCGCAAGCGGAAGCGGCATTCCTCGACAGACTGCAAAAAGAGATAAAGGAGTTACGTCTTGGCTAAGAATATCACACTCACAGATACCGTAACCATCGCTTCGAGCGGTACGACCTCAACATCGTTGACGATGCAGGGAGGACGCGTACCGCTTGCGATTGTCACCCCTTCGGCGTTGAATGGCACGGCGTTTACGTTTCAGGCTTCAGCCGATCAGGGAACGAACTTCTACAACCTTTACAACGAGGGCACGCAGTACAGCGTTAACGTAGGTGCTAGCCGCTACATCGCACTCAATCCGGACGTCTTCGAGGGCGTCAAGGTGCTACGCATTGTCAGCGGGTCGAGCGAAGCAGCAACGCGTACCATCGGCATCATCAGCGGGGAACTGTAATGTCAGCGATTGGTGAAGCGTTGCGTACTAAGTTGCTGTCCTATGCGAGCGTGTCGACGCTTATAGGGCAACGCATGTACCCCGACGTCTTAGTACAAAAAGCAACACTACCGGCGGTAATTTACTACGTCATCTCGACGCAACGCGATCACATGGTAAGCGGGCTAGGAAAGTCCGCACACGCACGCATAACGCTCGAATGTTTCGCACTGACACGAACGGCGGCAAGTGCGATCAGCAGAGCGATTCGAGAGACTGGAATTGATTCGTTTCGCGGTGTTGTCGATGGCTATACCTTCTGCGGCATCGACTTCGACAGCGGCGATGAGTACATGCAAGATCCTCCAACCGATGGAAACCAAGAGCATCGGTATCTGGTTAGTTTCGACCTCTTGGTGCATTACAAGGAGCCTTAAATATGGCCGCTCTAACTGTTGCAGATACCGGGTTGGGGGCTACCATCGCCGGAACTGGTTTAGTTACTACGCAGATTACTCGCATCGGGGATTTCAATATCTCGGTTGATCCTTTGGATATCACACACTTGGGCACGGAGTTGTACGAAGCGTTGCGACCAGGCGACCTTCGGAAAAATCCAGAGATTGAAATCGAGTTTAATTGGCTCGGTGCCGCTCCACCGATAACTACTGCGATGATTCCATCCTCTGAACCATACGCGGGAATTGCGGTAACGCTTACATTCCCAGGAGCCGGAAGCGTGCAGGGAACCGCGTTCGTCAAGAACGTGAAATTCCCTTCGTGCGAAAAGGGCGTTATCATGAAGGGTAGTTACACGTTGCAGTTTGACGGTGCAACGACTTTGACATTTACAGCGGCTTAGTAAGGGGCGTTTATGTTTGCTCTCAAGCAACAGATGGGTTTAAGGGCCGACGGGGTTACAATCCCGTTGGCACAGTTTCAAGTGCTATTCGATGGGGTGCTGATTGGCTACTTGCCACACGGCAAGGAATCGCAGTTGCAAGCGTTGTTTCACTTCC